CTCCCTCCTACTGGAGAAAGTTCCTTGCTAATGCCTCTGCTTACATCTACGGTGGTAGCGAGCCTGCTGGCGTAACTACAACCAGCTTCGAGCCTGGTACATATATCCCCGAGACCGGCGGTCAGTGGGATCAACAGGTACGTAACACCCAGTTCTGGTCCTGCGGTAACAAGCAGCTAGTTCTAGATGACGGTACCAACTATGACGGTGGTACCGACATTGAGCAGACTGGCGCTCTACGGGTAGACGTTGGTGATATCGCTGCTGGCTACGACAACTTCGAGTCTAACGATGACACCAACGTAGACTTCCTACTAATGGGCTCTGCCTCCTACGGCGAAGCTGAGGCACAATCACTAGCTAACAAGCTAATTGCCATCGCTGAGCAACGTAAGGACGCTCTAGCCTTCATTAGCCCCTACAGAAGCTCACAGATCACCGACAGCCCTGCAGGCGGTCAGGTAACTATCAAATCTAACCAGATCACTGATAACATCATCAGCTTCTACAGTACAGTTGCTTCCTCTAGCTTCGCTATCTTTGATAGTGGCTACAAGTACATGTACGATCGCTTCAATGACAAGTTCCGTTGGGTACCCCTAAACGGTGACATTGCAGGCTGCTGTGTCCGCACCGATCTAATCGCCTTCCCCTGGTTCTCCCCTGCTGGCACAACCCGTGGCGCGGTTCTAAACGGTGTACGCTTAGCCTACAACCCCACCCAGATCCAACGCGACCGTCTCTACTCCGCACGTATCAACCCAGTTGTATTCGCTGCTGATGTAGGTGGCATCATCCTATTCGGTGACAAGACCGGTCTTTCTGCTTCTTCTGCGTTTGACCGCATCAACGTTCGCCGCCTATTCATCTTCATCCAGGATGCTATCGTAGCAGCCGCTAAGGACATCCTATTTGAATTCAACGACGAGGTTACCCGCACAAGCTTCGTGAACATCATCGAGCCTTTCCTCCGTGATATTCAATCTAAGCGCGGTATTACCGACTACATCGTTGTTTGTGACGAAACTAACAACACACCTGCGGTCATCGACCGTAACGAGTTTGTTGCCGACATCTTCGTCAAGCCCACACGTTCCATCAACTTCATCGGTCTAACATTCGTTGCAACACGCAGCGGCGTTAGCTTTGAAGAGATCGTTGGCACTGTTTAATTCACAACTACCTAATCCAAGAGGAGAAAACTAATGGCAAGTACAAGAGTTCAGGTAGAATCGCCCGTCTTCAGGACGATTAGTGACTTCAAAGCGAAGATGACAGGCGGCGGTGCTCGTCCTAATCTATTTGAAGTTGCACTAAACTTCCCCCTATCGGCGCCTACCGACACAGACACCCTAGACAAGGCTCGTTTCCTAGTCAAGGCAGCTGCTCTACCAGCATCTAACATCACTCCCATCGAAGTTCCCTTCCGTGGCAGGACACTAAAGATCGCTGGTGACAGAACCTTCGACACCTGGACCATCACCGTTCTAAACGATACAGACTTCGCTCTACGTTCCGCGTTTGAGAAGTGGTCTAACAGCATGAACTCCATGCGTGATGGCACCGGTACTCAGGACCCCAGCCAGTATCAGGCTGACGCATATGTCTACCAGCTAGACCGTGACGGTTCTACACTCCGTACATATCGTCTCCACGATACTTTCCCAACCAACATCGCTTCTATGGAACTCAACTACGAGTCCACAGACCAGATCGAGGAATTCACTGTAGAGATGCAGGTCCTCTGGTGGGAAGCAATCGCTGGCGTTGGTCCAAACGCAGGTGGCGAAGACATCTTCTAAGCTTCAATCAGCTTTCCAAGGACCCCTCAAAAAGGGGTCCTTTTTTTGTGTGCTAAATATAAGTGTAAGGAAGGTATACGCCAACTTTTTATTATGGGAAGACTGTTTGGTTTTTCAATTCACGATGATGATATCCAACGCCCAGGTTCTCTGAGTCCAGTACCAGAGAATAACCAAGACGGCGTTGATTATTTTGCTGCCGGTGGTTTTGGTAGCGCATATGTTGACATTGAAGGCATTTTTAGAACTGAGTATGAGCTAATTCGTCGCTACCGACAGATGGCACTGTTCCCTGAAGTGGACAGCGCTATCGAAGATATTGTCAACGAAGCAATCGTCAGTGACACCTACGAGTCACCAGTTCAAATTGAGCTTAGTAACGTTAATGCTACTGAGAAAGTAAAGAAGATCATTCGCCAAGAATTCCAGTACATCAAAGAGATGTTGGACTTTGATAAGCGTGCTCATGAGATCTTCCGCAACTGGTACATTGACGGTAGACTACATTACCTAAAAGTAATTGACTTCGAGCGTCCTCAGGACGGCATCATGGATCTACGCTACATTGATCCAATGAAGATCAAGTTCGTTCGTAAGATCAACAACAAGGCTGCTAACAACGAGTTTGCCAACAAGGTACTCACTGTAAACAGCACTGGTCACCAGATTCCTAATGCCAGAAACAACCAGTTCAGCCCATTCATCGATGAGTATTATGTCTATACTCCCGGTGCATCTACAGTAACTGGCTTTGGCGCACCTTTCACTGGCGGCGCTGGTGCCAACAGCTCTATCAAGATTGCAAAGGATTCTATTGCTTATTGCAACTCTGGTTTGATTGACCGCAACAACCAGACAGTTCTCTCTTGGCTACACAAGGCTATCAAGTCTGTAAACCAGCTCAAGATGGTTGAGGATGCTATCGTCATCTACCGTCTATCTAGAGCTCCAGAGCGTCGTATCTTCTATATTGACGTTGGTAACCTACCCAAGATCAAGGCTGAGCAGTACCTACAGCAGGTCATGCAGCGCTATAGAAACAAGCTAAGCTACAATGCTGCTACTGGTGAGCTCAAGGATTCTAAGAAGATCCTTTCCATGATGGAAGACTACTCGCTACCCCGTCGTGAGGGTGGTCGTGGCACTGAAATTTCTACTCTCCCTGGGGGTCAAAACCTAGGTGAGATCGAGGATATCAAGTACTTCCTAAACCGTCTCTATGATGCACTAGGTGTTCCCCGTTCCCGTCAGCCTGGTAGTGATCAGGGCTTCCAGATGGGACGCTCTAGTGAGATCCTCCGTGATGAGGTTAAGTTCTCCAAGTTCGTTGCCCGTCTCCGTAAGCGTTTCTCTAACATCTTCAGTGACTGCCTAAAGACTCAGCTTATCCTTAAGAACGTCATCACTCCTGATGAGTGGGAAGAGATCAAGGATAACATCCAATACGATTACATCTACGATAACCACTTTGCTGAGCTCAAAGAGACTGAGCTTGCTCAAGAGCGCTTCAATCTACTTGCTCAGGTTGAGCCTTACATTGGCAAATACTTCTCTCAAGAGTGGGTCCGTCAGCGTATTCTTCGCCAGACCGATTCCGAAATTGAAGAGATGGATGCACAGATTGAACAGGAGATCAAGGATGGTACAATCCCCGACCCATCAACGATTGATCCTATTACAGGTCAGCCTCTACCTACCGCTGATGGAGTCCAAGATCCCAATGTCAATCTAGATGTTAACGTCAATGATTCGAGTGGATCAAACATAGAAGGGGGGTCAGGAAATGTGCCAGTAGACCCCGGAAAGCCAGCTCCCATGCCGTCTAAAGGACAAGGCGAAATATAAAGTTACTAAATAACTATATATTTGGTTTTTTTATTATGTCCTCTAACGTTGTAGACGCCATCGTATCCGGTGCTCCAGCACATGAGGTAGCCCAAGAGATCAAAGATTCTCTCTATGCAAAGGCTGCCAATCGTGTTGACACTTATAGAGAAGTTGCATCCGCATCTCTCTTTGGCGGAAGTGAAGAGACTTCTGAGATTGAGGGTGAGGAATGATCAAGATCGTATATTCTGAGGTTGAATCACCAACCGAGCCAGGATTAGCGATCGATGTTGGTCAAACTACTGCTGTAAGAGCAGTAAATACATCCCCTAAAGCCATTCCCGTTACGGTAATGGATGTTGAAAAACGAGTCACTAAAACAATCACTCTAGCAGGAGGAGAAAGTCTCATCCTCAAAAAAGAGTGTAATGATAAAGTGTATTCATTATCAAAACTAGTTCGTTTTGCTGGCGTAAGCATTTACTAAGATGAAACTAATCACAGAAGAAATTAATCAGGTCGAATTCATTGTCGAAGAGCATAATGGCAAAAAGTCATTGTTCATCGAGGGTGTATTTCTACAAGGTAACATTAAAAACCGCAATGGTCGTGTCTACAAGACAGAGACCCTAAAGCGTGAAGTTAATCGTTATATCTCCGAGCATGTAAACCGAGGCAGAGCGCTTGGTGAGCTTGGTCATCCTGATGGTCCTACTGTTAACCTAGACCGCGTATCCCACAAAATTGTTTCTCTTCGTCAAGAAGGTAACAACTTTATCGGTAAGGCTAAGCTACTCGAAACCCCTATGGGTAAGATTGCAAAGAACCTCATTGACGAAGGTGTAACTCTAGGTGTTTCTTCACGTGGCATAGGTTCTCTCAAAGAAACAAGAGAAGGCTACAAGGTAGTTGGCGAAGACTTTGTACTCGCTACTGCGGCAGATATCGTAGCTGATCCCAGTGCTCCTGATGCGTTTGTACAGGGCATTATGGAAGGAAAAGAGTGGTTCTATGACAATGGAATCCTAAAGGAGAAGCAGATTGATGAGACTGTTTCTACCATAAATAAACTAGTGATGACAAGGGAACTCCAGGAAAAGAAAGTTGAACTTTTCCAAAATTTCCTTTCAAATCTATAAATGGTATAAATAACTGTAGATTTATACTAAATCAACTCGTCGGTAGCAATTTTATTTTTACAAGAAATGGAAAACGTCGTAACGAAAGGTGCTAAAGCTGCTGAGCCTATGGAAAAGCTCTCTCCCAGCTCTACCCCTGGACAAGTAGTCCAAGATCTCGGTGGTCC